ATTTCTCCTTGTATTATTGTATTCGTTGTCTTTGTGTTACCTGTATAATCGGTATCATTTTTATTTATAACAGTTTTCACGTTCATATTAGCTCTAATATAACAGATTATTGACCATTTGTCAACCCTGATACGCAATCAAATCTCTTGTTTAATTCATCAAAGTTTATGTAATCTATATTTTTTACTGTCCACTCTGGCACCATATTATTGACTGGATCGCCACCCTTTATACCTCTAGGATTTACTTTTATGAATTTAATTTTAGGGTTTTCTATCATCAACTCTTTCCATTGATTAACCCAATTGACATCAGGTATCGGTTTATTCTTTGCGTCAGCATAGTTAGGTGTTGATTTGTACATATTGTTCACATGGTCATCAAAACTTTTTAGATCATGTCCTATCATATACAATTCTTCTAAATCTTTATTCTGGTGTATCGCAACCAACGCACTAGTTGGTCCACATGACCAACCTCTATCTTTACCTATTTCACTATAGGTGTGTGTTTTATCATTAGGATTTATCCAACTTACATAACAACCAGTATGATTAATTTGTTTACTTTCTATTTGTTCACCACCTTGTATCCTTCTAATTATACCTACTTGACCAGATATGTTAGAGCCATGGAATACAAACTCTTGTCTATCACCTCTTTCATTTTGATATACCTTAAAATTTTTCTTGGCAATCTCTATCTCACTTGGTGTAAGGTTAGCATACACAACCATGTTGTATGTTACACCAGGAATAGGGTTCCAATCTCTCAACCATAATTCATTCTTGTCACCATAACCACTGTGATATATCTCATGCATCATTTGTCCGTCTACAGAACATAAGACATCTGGTGTAAAGTCTCTATACAAACCATTACAACCATATATCTTTCCTTGTGGTCTTAATTTAATTAAATCTACTGGCGATCTACTCTCACCGTTACCTATGCAAAATATTGTTTTCATTTCCTTTAAATATAAAATTAATTACCCCTCTCATGTTTGATTTTATTGGATTGCTACCACAATGTAATATGTTTGAATCAAATAATACTGCTGTATTTTTCTTTGGTTTTACTCTTTTTATTTCTTTTAACTTTTTATTAAAAAATATTGTATCGCCATCACTATCATTTATGTAATATAATAATGATTTAAAACCTTTTTCTTCATTATCCATATGTACTGGTAGATGATATGATTTCTTATAACCTGTTTTGTTTAAAAGTAAATTACATTTAATTCTTGTTGCAATTTCATAATTTACATTATCAAATACTTTCATAAAACCCTCATATACAGGTGATTTAGTATTTTCATTATTCCAATTATTCATTAACCTGTGTACAAATTGACCTGTATCAACTGTATTTTTTGTTTTAAAATTATCTACCTCACCATAACCAAGTGTACTACTATTCCAAAACCACATAAAATTAAAACCTAGTAAATCTCTCTCTATGATGTCTGCTTTTTCTGATGTTAAAAAATCTTTAATTACTTTTATCATTTACAAATACGTCTTTCATAATTAATTTACATTCTGTCGCATTAAAATTTATAAATGGTTTCACTCTGGCCACCTTAAGTGAGATTTCAGGCCATACAACTTTCTCAGTAATCTCTTTATCCCAATTCTTAACAAAACCAAGAAAGTGATTAAGCACGACCGCGGTCTGGTAACTAATCTTTTTTTGAATAAGTAAGCGTAACATTCTTGGATGCTGTCCATTAGCACAAAGAAAGCCATCATCAAAAGAAAGACCACGCCTGCTAAAGTCAGAAACAATAGTTCCGCAGTCTTGTTTAAAATGGTATACAAAGGATTCTTTCCGTTTTTTATAATCCAAGTAAACCCCTCTACCATCATTTGCCAACAGATTACCAATCCATCTCTTGCTATCTGCAAGAAAGTTAGCAACAAAGAAATCAAGTATATCAGCTTCTGCATATTTCGTACTCAGTTTATGAAAAAAATATCTATCTTTTCGTTTTGTAAATGTATCAAGTTTCGCATTGACTTTACCACCATACTTATAGTAGTCATATGTATCAGATGCAAAGTGTAGTTTGACTGCCAAATAAGTTTTGTAAACATCAAATCCTCCGTACATTCTCTTTATCTCGCCATTGTTTTCTCATACTTATATAAAACTCGTCTTGCGTGACTAAATCTCTAAATTGTTTAAATCTTGTAGCCGCCTTCGCCTTCTCACTTGTCGCCCAATCTTTTTCTTGTGGCAATACTTTACCATCTTTACCGTACTTCTTACCATCTTTGTGATTAGCGTATCTTCTAGCTCTCGTAAAACCCATTTCTAAAAACTTTCTACACATATCCATACCAACAAAGTCTTTTTGTATTCTATAATCTAAATACATATCAAATATTTTTTGTGATGATACTATGGCTTCTTTTAGAGTTTTAAATCGCCAATGTCTACAGATAACATTTGTATATGGTCTAACCAATAGTACACCTTGTTCACCACGACCTATTCTATATCTTATGTCGTTTGGTCTAAACAATATATTTTTATAATCTAATTTATAATCAAACTCTTTCATATTGGTAATTGGCCACACTTTGGTATTTTTAACATTCTTAAATTAGTTGCTTCTAATTGTATCTTTTCTTTTAGTGATTTGGATATTAATGATGATACCTGACTTGTATCTAAACCATTCTCATCACAATACCATACAACAGCATCCATATGTGAAATCTTTTTTTCTTTCACTATACTTTCTATCTTCAAACTAAATTCTTTACTATTCATTAAAATCCACTCTAACTATGTGCTTTCTTAAAGCTCTAGTAAGTTCTTCAATCTTATCTATGATAGATATTAAACTTGGATCTGTAATGTAATGCTGTTTTTCTTTTAACTTGTCGTATTCTTTTAATGAAATTTGAACCATTGGACTAGGTGCCTGAGCTTCATTTTCCATACTTGCGTCTAATGCTCTTTGTTTTTCGTCACTGTCTGTCATTCTATCCTCCTAATATAGTGGGCGCCTCAACGCTAGCCTCAGCGCCCTTTGTCGACTCTTATAATATACCACACTTTAACTAAAAAGTCAAGTCTGTAAGCCTGGTAATAATTTTGAATTAATCTTTAAATCAAACGTATGGAATATCATACATCTATATGGATCGTTTGGCGTATCTGCTACTGCAAGTGTCTGGTGTTTATCATTAATGTAATATGTAATTACAAAAACCATTAAACCATCTTCTTTTGCGTTCTCTTTACCAAAACTTACATTAACTGCCACAAATTTGTTGTCTTGGATATATCTTTCCACGTCATCTGGACTACCACACATCATTGGCATTTGCATCCAATATAATTTATAATCAGTTGTATTATCTTCTGCCTTAGCGTGATTCCAAACTAGTGTCATAGCAAATAGGAATACTAAGCATACGAATAATATAGGTAGGTTATCTAGTATTTTATTTTTCATTAGCCCTCTATGATAAAATTTGGGCCAGTTAACTCGCTTGTATTTTATCTTTGTTTAGTTCTTCATAATATTTATAAAAGTCATCAATGGATTTCATCAAAGGCGTCATATAGTCCTTGGTTTCTTTTATAAAAGATTGTGTGGAACCATCTTCAGATGCAAGTAAAATAACAATTTGTTCTATCTTCTTACCGAATATCTCCTCATACATTTGAGCATAGGCTGTAGTCTGCATAAAGTAGTTTTCTATCCAGCTTTCTTGTCGTTCTTTGTTAGCAGTTTTAAAATCTATTACCGATAACTTACCATTATACTCAGCGATACAGTCAACTTGACCAGCAATAGTCAATTCTTTACTATACATAATTGTTTCTAAACAATGTATGTTATCAATTTGATCTACATAAGGTTTGATTAGTCTAAAGAGACCTAATGGTAATACACCACGTTCACTTGGTGTTAGACCTTTGAGATATTGTTCTATCAATGTGTGAGTTGCTTTACCACGTCTAGCCGCTCTACCCATTTCCCAATTAGCAACATTCTCACCAATCTTATCTCGCCATTCTTGTAATTGTGCTTTCTTCTGTATACCTAATACAGTCGTTATTGAGGGGTATGCCTTACCGTCTATATCATAAAAACGGAAGCCATCTATCTTCTTACCTTTTGTGACAGGTAGTTTTGATTTATCTAAATCTATAAAATTAAATTTTTTAGCCATTGTATTTTCACTTTCATATTTGTACTATTCATAGTATAACATAATATATGCATTCTGTCAAGTCTAGTTTGACCTGTACAGTGTCATGTGGTCTTTAATCTTTTCAGGATCGTTTCTTAACGCTTCCCTATCTTCTTTTCAGCTAGGAACATAAGACTCATAACAAGTCTTATTACTTTCGTTCTTATAAGCTCTCAATATTTGTTTACGATTTTCACCATCTGCTCTATATGAGCAGTGAACCCAGCCGCTATTCGGCTCATCTACATTGTGAAACTCCAAAATCATCTGATCCCAAACACAGTTCTCACTAATCCACTTTACTAACTCTGCATTAGATATGCCATGGATTTCAAAGTCAGCTGCCTGACCCTTCGCATGCTGTGATGTTTTAGATGACCCTATTGCTTCGCAAAGTTCTGGACTTCTATATCCAGAAGATACCGATACAACTCTACCAAAATGATCTCTTACTCTTTGTAGCACATTAACACAAAGTTCCTTTAGATTATTCATATGGTCCTCACTAGGATTATTACTAATCCCCTTACGAGTTGCTGTTTGGCTCTTGGTCATTTCGTTTAAACTAAAATTATTGCTTAGTTTCATATTACCCTCTTGTAAGTTTTAATAACTTTTCTATTTGTGCCTTAATGATTGGTCCTCTATTAGGCCAATGTATATAAGGCTCGTCAGTCTTTTGTAAATTATACAAAAATGGTATAATTACTTTTTCAATCGCCTTAAATCTTTTATCTATATCTGCATTCTGTACTTCTTTTGTGATAGTATCTTTTTCAGCAACTATCTGCATTACCTCATTCATCATTGATTTAATTGATTGAACATCGCTTTTTACTTTAGATATTTCTAAACTAGTTTGTTGACCTAGTGATTCAATATCTTTTTTATCAACCGATGGTTTGACTTCTGTTTTAGGCGCAGATGATACAGCAGTGATGCCGTAGTCTTCATCTAAATCAAAGCCACGCATGTAATCTGGTATATCTTTAGCCATTATTTTAATCCTCTTATTCTTCTTTTGTTTTTAGCGATTGCTTGTTCAGTCTTAATTTGTTTTATAGACTTTTTTGTGGTTTGTCTAGCAAGAGCACTCTGTGGGTGCGCCTCACCTATTTTAGATAGCACATCTTTAAAACCACTATCTGTCTTCATAGTTCTATTTCCAACACTCGCTACAATATTTAGTCCTGTATATACCTGTGTTATGTGTTTATTCTTTTTTAGATAAGTTTCCATTTCAGAAATAGTCATCATATCATCATATTGCTTTTTGGTCTTCTTATTATAAAATGTATATATTGGCATTAGTATGAAGCATAGACTACGAATGCTATACACATTATGAATAATAATAGTAAAACATGGTTACCTAAATTCCATAAACTAGTTCCTACGGTACCAGGGTTTTTAGGATCAATCATCGCCTCTTTTTTAGTCATTTCAACATGAGGTAATTTTGGACCTTGTATAATATCATTACCATATTGGTCTTCTGTTTCAAATAGTTGTGGTTGTTCACTCATTAAAAATATTTGTTTAACATTTCTATTTCGTCATCATACTCAGCAATAATCTTTAATTCTTTTTCAATTGTTTCTAATATATCTGGGTGTTCTGCTATTCCAGCAGTTTTTTGTAATAACACTTCAACGTTTGTTTTATGCTTTTCTATATGACCTTCTGCGTGTTTCTTTAACGCTTCAATTATTTGTGCTCGCATTTATTTCCTCCTGAAATTTATTTCCTTTATAATAACCATCATTATATAAACCATCCCATAATATTTTTTTCTCATCAAATGTAAATGGTCGTATCATATTTAGTCCTTCTTCTCTACGCTCTTTTGTTTGTTTTTTAGATTCCTCTAAAGACAACTTTTCTATTTCTTCATATTCCATTTCGTAAACCCTCCACATACCACTCTGGTATAACTGATGGAGCTTTCCAAGTAGCAAAACTTGCCTTCTTCATTACATAGTATTTACGATAACTACCCACAACATCACCAGGTATCTTACACTCATCAGGCATCGCAGGTGTAGCATCTGTACCTATCTTATTAAAGTGTGCGTTTTTAGGTGGGTGTTTTAATAAGTCACCTAACTTTTGTATTGTTAAATGTTGTTTACCATATCTTTTTGTATATTCTAAACCAAGTGCCATCATATGGTTATATAACCACATATAATTATAAGCACTATCCATAACCCAAACGCAACTAGGGTGTTTTAACCAACCAGCGCCATATAACACAGCGTCCATATTAGAGTTAGGGTGTTTGTATGTAGTTCTCTTTCTACCAGTCGCAGATTTACCAATCACCATTTGACCGTCTTGTACTCTATGAGCAGTACATAACATTTGTGCTGATTCTAATATCATCTTAACAACGTGTTTGTCGCAAGAATATTTAGCTGCCTTTACAGGGTCTTTATCTAGGTAAAATATATTCATTAGTGTACCAACTTTCTCATTACATAATCCATCATACCATATTCTTTAGCTAAGTCAATCATTTTTTTATACCATAATGCCTTGAAGTCATCACTTTGAGCGTTGGAACAAGCCTTCGCAAGTAAATTTAGTTTTCTAACCTCTGGAGGTATATGTGTTTTTATATCATCTATTGTCATCATAACTTATAATATACCATAATTTAAGTTGATTGTCAACCCTCTATTTACCTAAATTTGTACCATTAGTTATTATAGTTCTTACTACTGTAAACCCTGGATTATTCCAATCTACACGCTTCTCACACTTCGCTGTCCATACACTATTAGATACACAAGTTGTTTTCATACAACCTGATAGAATTATCAATAGTAATAAACTGATACTAACCTTTTTCATTCCAGTCATAAATCTGATCTAATTTCACTTTAATTTCATCTGGTGACATATCTTTAAAGTCACCTATTTTAGTCACCATTTTTTTATAGTCTCTATTCTTATCTTTAAATCTTTTTGCCTTCTTACGTTCTCTATCTAATCTTTTTTTTAAATTAAATTTTTCTTCACTTTTAATTAGATTTTTTTTCTTACGCCACTGTCTTAATGATATATTGGCAGCAATCAATAGAAGTACAGCGAGAGGGTCAAATACAAATATGAGTATCAATATAACAAACCTTACAGCTTTATCAAAGTTGTCTTGTGCTTGTTCACCATAGATTAACTCTGCCACATATTTGATTGGACCTACTTCCGCTTCTATCTTATCCTGTTCTAGTGATAGACTGGCTTTGTTATTTGTAAGTTCAGCAATCTTATCACTCGCTTTATTAATTGCTGAGTTTAATGTGTTTCGTTCTTCTTCTTGTTTAGCTCTTTCTTTTAAACCTCTAGTCACATACTCTTTATCAATATAAACTTCTAATGCTTTGTCTAATAAAGTAATTTGTTTTTCTGCTCGTTCTATAATTAAATTTTGTTGATTAATTTGTTTATCTAACAGTTCTATTTTAATATTATTACCTGATGTAGGTTTGACTTGATCTAGGTGTGCCTTTGATAAGAAACCAAAGATACCTAGTGACGTTATGAATATTAATACTATGATTGCACCAAATAAATAACCTTTTAATAAGCGTGGTACATCGCTATTCCAATTGTGATATAACCAGCTCGCAGCTACCAATTTACCAACTTCTAATGCTGATCCCATAGCGATGATGGGAACAACAGCACCAGCGAACAATGTCGCTAGTCCTACGATTGAATACCCAGCCGCTATAACAGAGATAGAGATAGCCGATAGAAATGTTAATAATGTTAAAAACATATTATTGATAATCTTTTCTAATTTTGCTTAATATACTTTTGACTTTTGAGAAATAGTCTTTGTCCGCTGCGTATGCGTCAAGTGTTTCTACAAGTAAGTAAGGATCTGTAATACCTTGTTCTCTCAACTCTCTAAACTTTTTAAAAGCACTACCATTATTTAGTAAGTTTACATAGTTCAATACACTATCACACTCGTGCATATAAACTTTTACACCCCACTTTTTAGGATTATTTGATGGTAACATATGTGGCTCTTTTAAGTTGTAAGTTCTAATACCAAATAAATTATTACCCTCTATAGCAAATCTACTATTACCCCAACCAGACTCTAATGCTGCTTGTGCTAATAATAGTTCTAGGTTAACTTCTTCAACTTGATTGTAAAAATAAACATAATCAACACATTGTTTTACATTTATTAAAAACTGTTTATTACTTGTATGTTCAAAGTCAGGTCTTTTTGGTAAGTTATCTTCTGCTAATGTTTTATAATGAGACCAAGTTGCCCCACAAAATAGAATTATGAAAAGTAACATTAATGTTCTTACTTTTGTCATTATTTTTTTACCGCAATATATTCGTAACCTGACCACTCTACACCATCAGCATCTGTAAAACTTGGTACTTTCTTTTGAAATAAATGTACATACTTATGTAGTTTTTCCATAGCTGCGAATATTTTGTTTGATTGTTTTTCTGTGAAATTATCTAGTACATCTTTTCTAAAGTTACCTAGGTAGTAAACTCTTTTTGTACCACTTGGATTACTAGGTTTAATTAATTGTTCTAAATTAAATCTCGCCTCGCCTATTCTAGCTCGTAAATAAGGGTCAAGCTCTTTCCCACTTCTCACACCACTCATATTATACCTTTCTTATAGGTCTAAACCTATTGCATTCAATTTTGGCCTAAAACTGTAAAACAGTTTATTATGATTACCAGTATCACCCACATTGGCCATTTGATATAGGTGTACCATTTCATGTCCTAAAGTATCCACAAAGTCTTTTTTGTTTCTGTAATATGGTAGCATCTCTAAATGAAATTGTTGAGTTCCTTTTCTTTTCCATTCCCATACAACCACTTGACCGTAGCAAGACTTCTTTGTCTCGTCTTTATAAATTTTTTTAATCTGTACATCATTAAAAGGTGCTAGTATATTATTGAATACTGCCTTATTAATAATTTTAAAATACTTGTTTATGTCTTTGTAAGTTGTTTTGTATTTACGATTACTCACAAGTTCTCGTTTAAGTATTTTTTTTACTTTAGATTTTTTAGTTGTTGTTTTTCCCACAGTCTTTGTCCCCTATTTTTGTGTCTTTTAACAGTAAACACTTGTGCGTTTTATCTAGCTCAAGTTTTAACTCTGTCATTACTCCGTCCATAATGTAAGGTAAGTGCTGTTGTAAAATTGATACCATTTGTAAAGCAAACTGGTGACCCATTTTACTCATTTCTTGTTCCAACAATTTACTATGATCTATCTCTTTGTGATTCTGTATCACATGACCAATAACTGTTGTGGCATAATCATTCGCTTTTGCTTGTATGTTTGATAATAAAGCCCATATCAAACCATTTATTATTAATATTGTAATTACAAACTTTTTCATTATATATTCCTCTCTTTCATATTTATAATATACACGAAAAAAAGGGGATTGTCAATAGGTATTTTGCTAGTATTTACTTGTTTTTTAAGGGGAACAAAGGGTGAACATCAAGTGTCGCACCCTTTGATTCGTGTGTTTTTTATGGTTTTACAAAGTCGGCGTTCCAGCCAAATGCTTCTTTTACCATATCACTCGTTAGACCTTTATAGGTTTTATTAAGTGTTTTGTTTTTCATGTCAATTAAGACCTTTGCTTCATCAGCATGTAAGCCTTCTAACATTTGTATAAACAAAGTTTCTTTTCTTATTTTATTTAGTTGATTATTACCACCTTTAACAAAGTTATATAATCTCTTTGCCTCTAGTTCCAAATAAGTATGTTCTGTACCAGCTGGCGCCTCGTTAGTGATGTAAGGAGGTATTCCAGGAGGTAAGTCCCATTCTATCTTTGGATCAAACGCACCTTTTAAAACCATTCTCATATTAGGTGTATCATATTTTCTCAACACCTCAATCTTCTTTGGTTTATCTTTTGCGTTATTGATTTTGGTAAAGATTTCACTAAACAGTTCTCTACCACTTCCAGCAGTTGAAGCCATCGCTTCCATGGTCTTTGGTGATATGAGATTAGGATTTCTTTCAGCCATTTTTTATTTCTCCATATATATGTTTTCAAAAGTCATTTATATTTTCAATCAATGCTTTTAGTTTATTGTCTATAAAGTATTGTAATAGGAGCGACCTATCATTATCTTTACAGTCTTTGTATCTATTTATAATACTTTCAGAAATCTCTTTTGGTATCATAGACAAATCTATTAATTTCTTATTTCGTTCAAAATACTTTCTTGTTTCACTACCAAGAGGTATGTTATCTGTATCTGACCACTCTGCCAATCTTTTTTTGTTAATTGGTTTTTGTCTCTCGTCTCTTAAAAATATATCGTCATCACTCAAAATATTTGGTACACCATCTGATCTATCACCTCTAATTATTTGTTCTCTTAAAAATATAGTTGCATCTTGGTTTTCACCTATAAAACTTTTTAGTAAAGGACTAAATTGGTAAACATCACCATAGTGTTGTAGTTGTATAAAATCTTTGTCACCAGATATAATTAAATACTTGTCCTCAGTTCTCTGTGCGACAAGTGTAGCAATTATATCATCTGCCTCACACTTTTCTACATGCATAAGTTTATATGGTAGTTTGATAGAAAATTCTTCTCTTATCTCACTCATAATTTTAAATAAACCATCCCAATTTATTTTACTCTCTACTCTACCTTTACGTCTCTGGTGTTTGTAGTTTGGAAATATATCTCTACGCCATGGATCAGCTGCGTCAGCACACAATACCACTTCACCAAATTCTTCTCTAAACTTTACATTAAATGCTCTTATTGTATTTAAGATACTATGTCTAACAGCATCTTTACTTGGTAGTTCAGTTAGATCACCTTTATTCTGTGCCATCAAGTTTGAAATCATAACTTGGTTTAAATCTATTAGTATCATTGTAGCACTCCTATATCATCTGACATATTAGACCAGTCTCTACATATATCCATAACTCTTTT